GGTGGACTTGGAGGTGGAGGTGGGCTTGGAGGTGGAGGAGGGGCCGCTGGAGCCGCTGGAGCCACTGGAGCCGCTGGAGCCGCTGGAGCCGCTGGAGCCGCTGGAGCCTCTGGAGCCGCTGGAGCCGCTGGAGCCTCTGGAGTCGCTAGTTTCTTACCTAAATTATGATGAATATGTGCTCTAATAACTGCTACAACCGCCCAACAGTCTTTCTTTAAAATAACTAAATCATTAGATGAGCAGTTGCCAGATTTAATTTGTTCAAGAAAGGCAGCCTTAGTTGGCTCATCAACATCATCTGCAATAATACCGCCATTATTTAAACCATACTTTCTTAGTGTTTCCTCATCACCTGGAGATAATGAAGAATCTAATGGTGGCGGTAATTCTCCGCCGTCATCGCCCGCATTCATACCAACAGCCGCCTCTGCGCCACCAATCATTCCACCACCCCCTTGAACATGTATACGAGCCCCGCCAACATCGGGTAACATACTATCCTTATAATCAAATCCAGGAGGGGCAGACATACCCTCCTCACTCTAAACTATATATTGAAAGAAAGGGCCTAAGAAAACTCAACAAGAAATTATAGCCATGACAGATTTAGATGTTGATACTCGTAAGCGTAAGATACCATGCCGCCGTGAAGTCCTTATTGTAAGTCTCCAGAAGTTCTATAGCCAACGTAATGACCTCAAGACACTTATTCCTCTTCTTCAAGGTGATGGCGATGTTTCTCTACGTCTTATTGACTGGTTTGTAACCAATTATGCAAAGAAGAACCATGTTTCATATACTCTAAACACTCAGGAGTTTGTAGTCTATCTCAATTATAAGAGTCAGCTAAAGGCCTATAGTAAGAAACTTTTTGACCCCTTCTGTCGTCGGGAGCGTATTCTGTTCCAATGTGGAAGCCATGACCCCTTTGAAACGACGGTTGGTCAACTGAATTTCTTCCGCTGGGCCTTTGAGAAGAATATATTAGATTATATGCGCATGAATCTAGAAGATATCCATAAGGAGGAGAAGCTCACTCGCGCCCTTGGAACTCAGAATTCTACAGAGTCTGAACAGACTGTATGTACAGTCTCTACAAAGTCTACGCGCCGCCGGCGCACTGAGAAGGTTGCCTCCAGCGCTAAAATGCTTCTTAAACAGGAGGCGGTTGTAAATCTAACGTTTGACTAACGAAATACAGCCTTCATATTATTTAACTTAGGCCTCATACCAGCATAAATATCTATAGCTTTCTCATAAGAAGCCTTCACTTCAGCCTCAGGAACATATGTGCTCTCAAAGTTGCGACTCATAAGTTTATTACTGACATCCTGGCCTCTAGGTGAATTATACTCATAAACAGCACTCTGTAATTCGCGAGCCACATTGCGTGGGTCGCGTGTTGCGTCAAACTTCTGGAAATACGGATTCGCAAATGACTGTTTGCCATCAACAACGTAGGGCTGTGACTGTCTGTAATCACGTTCAACTGTGCGCGTATTAATTGGCTTCATATCAAAATGTGGCGCGGCCTTATTCGGATCGTGAAAATTCTGCTCAGGCGTAGGGACATCTCCATTCCAGTGCTCGTATTGCCGGGCGTTAAATACATCACGAATCGGCTGTTCCCTTCTAGATCTTAAACTAAATTGAGGTTGAACAAGTGGAGGGCCACTGGCTATGGCAATATGCTCCATTAACACTATCTAAACTTCCGCCGCTATTTTTATATAGATGAAACAGACGATACAATATATAATATATTCTGTTGGACCACCAAAGAAGCACACGGGACTTCTAGGAAATCTAGATACTTATACGGTATATCTTCTCCTGTTGGGTGGCAAAGAAGGAATTGAAGAACATATAGAAACCACACAGCCGATTGAATTCTATACAAGTATTCTTAAAGAACAGGACATGGTAATTAAATCAACACAGCATGAAACCCTGAAGGGGGTTATCCGTGTATGGATAGAGATTGATTCTGAGATAACAAACATTCATGAATATACGCAATGGAGGGATGCTACAGAACCTGGAACCTTAGCCTGGAAACCATATATCTTTCCTTGCCTAGAAGGGACTAAGAAGGAGGCTCTAGGCCTTACTATAGGCGCTAAGGAAGCATTAATATTTAAGGGTAAACATAAGGTAAGTGTATATGATATTATATCTACTGTGCTCGTATAACCCCCTAAAGGACTATTACTATATAGAATAGAATACTATGGCCATGAATTTCCTTGCAAAGACGCGCAAGGCGCGCTCAGAAACCGATGTAAGCGGTGGAGAGTTTACTGGAATAGTAAATGATCGCGCGGATAAGTTTATGGCTTTCTTATCTACAAATGCTGATAATGCCTTTACTAGACCCTGGCATCGTCTTGAGCGTGGTCTACGAATAAATCGTATTCGCAAGTATGTTGCCGATGAAACCGAGCGCTCACATTTTTCAGATGTTGAGCAGCAGCGTATGTTTGACACTCTGTCAAAGGCTCTGGATAAGAAACAGCTCAATAGCAAATCAGTCGTTGTTTATGATCCCGAAAAGCAGGAAATTCTTGAAATCAAGGGGTTTTCATATCATCGTTCATCTGATGGAACAATGCAGTTCATGTATAGTGAGCGCAAGACTGGAACCCTTCGTCGCAAGGTTGTTCCGCCAATAACGGATGCGCCCTCCCCGCCATAAAAATTGGCCTACCTATATTATATAGTCTAATAATTATGGAATCATATATATTAGACTTTCTTTCTACACGGCCAATTTACGGTTCTAATGAAGCAAGTATGACACAGTGGAAGAATGACTGTAAGAGAGATTGGGTGTCTATTTTAGACAATTTCCTTAATGTAGAACCAACTAAAATTTCGTGGCCCACGCCTCAGAGAGAAGCAAGTGTAAAGAGCCTTCTAGAACGGCCACAGGTTGAGCAGCGGACTGATGCCTGGTATATTGAGGCCCAGCAAATGCTTACCGCAAGTCAGTTTGCAGTAATTCTACAGGATGGCCTCACACGGGGGAAACTCGTTGTTGAGAAGGCCTCTGGAAAGTTGGAACCTGTTCCAAGACGCACAGTTGTTCTAACCATGGATCTAAACCCGTTTACCTGGGGTATTAGGTTTGAACCGGTTGTAAATCAAATCTACTGTCATCTTACTAAGACTGAAATAAAGGACATGGGTCGTCTGAGACACAAAACAGAGCTAAAACTTGCTGCGAGTCCTGATGGAATGGTAGTCAAGGGCCCTCCAGAGCGATATGGACGTTTTGTAGAGTTTAAGGCTCCAGTTACACGGACACTTCTAAATAAGATTCCTAAGGATTATGTAATTCAAATGCAGATTCAGATGGAAGTAGGTGATGTTGAAGAGTGTGATTATCTTGAAGTAAAATTCAATTCGGCGTATGAATCTAAGGCTCCACCTATGCCAACACGCTCAACCTATTATGGAGAAATCTATATAATGGGCGTAAATGGGCTGGCCGTCCGTTATGAGTATAGTGCTCTAAATACCCTAGGAGTGTCTCCAACTCCCAAGGAAGGAGAGGAAATTCTAGAAACTGTTCAGTGGACTACAAGTGAATATTATTTGACCACAGTGGAGCGCTCAAGGTCCTGGTTTGCGTCGGTTAAACCAAAGATTGATTCTTTCTGGAAGGATGTTGAGTCAGCGAAGCAGGGAACCTTTGTATTACCAGAATCATCACGTAAGCGGAAGGACACTATGTGCATGATTGTGGACGAAGTCTAAATAATATCCGTATACTAAGTATAGTATGGATGCGAAGACCATTGTTACTAGCATGCCTTCTTTTTTCAGTGACTATTAGTACTCAGCCGCCTGTTCAACCTACTACAAGTTCCATAAACACAAAGACATCAACACGAACTTCGGCATTTACATCAACTGCCCAGACTTCTTTTATTTCAACATTAACTGCTGCCCCCACTAAGACCGCCACTAGCACTAAAACTGCTACTAGGTCCCCGCCCCCCTCCAAATCAAGTAGTAGTTCACCTGGCTATTCATTTTCGGCCCCTATTACTAAAACATCCAGCTCAAGTCCTGCACTAAGTCGTACTTCACTAGTTACAAGAACAACGACTTCTTCAGCTCAATTAACAAAGACCTCAACGTCAAGTCCAACCTATAGTTCATCGGCAAGAGCATCAAGGAGCGGCACTGGGTCATCATCACCCACACGCAGTATGCAGGCTTCAAAATCAGGGTCAAGTTCTACCTCAATATCATCAACCCATCCTTATACAAAATCAATACGTTTTACTACAACAACCACTTCAAGTATCACAGTGTCAAAAACTTCTACAGGCTCCCCATCTGTATCTTTTACACCAAGAAAAACTTCTACAGGGACATCATCGTCTACAATTACAAGGACAAGCGTTGCGTCAAAATCTGAAACTTCAACTGGAATAAATTCCGCGTCTATTATCCAAAGTCGTACACAAACTACAACACTAGGCCCTTCAAAAACTTCTACAATATCTCCAACATATACATCTTCAACACGGCCATCAAAGACTTCTACTGGTTCATCAACAATATCTTATAGTGGGTTCTATTCAAAGACGCATACTATTACATCTACATCTACACGGACACCAATTATAACCAAGACTGCTTCAATTACATCAACAGCAAGTGCGCTAGAATCGCCATCAACTACACTAACAACCGCTCCATATTTAACAGGATCACCTACACTCACGTCCTACCTCAGTTATACTACAAGTACTTCACATAGTGAAACAACTACCACATCTATAAGTTTTAGTGTGCGCCCCACAAAGACACCAAAACAGAGTCTAAGCTATAGTTTGTCGGCAATACAATCAAAAACAAGACCTGCAAGCTCAACAAACTCTGGAAGTTCTTCTATTTCCAAGACAAGCACAGGTTCTAATACAATGACAACTTCCGGCTTCGTTTCACGAACAATCCTTAAAACCGCAACTGTTTCTGGTTCTTCTTCTGTTTCTAAGACAAGCACAGTCACAGCAACTGGCTCAAGGTCGGCAGTTGGAACACGGACAGATACAATCACCGCAACTACAACAGGACTAAGTTCAACTTCTGCGACTCAATCATCCCATTCAACATCAACAGGAACATCTACCTTATCAGTTTCAGATGCCCCTACAAAGACACAGACGGCCAAATCAAGTATTACAACAACTTCATCATCTTCTGGAAGCCATTCAGATTCTGCTTCACCATCAGAATCCTCATCACCATCACCGAGTCCTTGTAGCTCAGAGTCTAAGCGCTTTCTTACCAAGACAAGTTCATTGACTGGTTCACCATCAGGAAGTCCTTCTTTATCGCCGACACTATCCGTGCCACCATCAAGCACTGGTTCGGCTTCAAGGTCTCCAAATCCTTCTAAATCAATGACAGCTTCTGTGACTTATAGTGCATCACCACGCCCAAGTCGCACAACAACAGTTTCAATAACAGATTCATCATCAAAACTAAGTACACGGACTCCATCAGTGTCTACAACTTATTCACCAGAATATACTATGACAAATACATTTACAATTTCACCTACAACATCGGCACAATCCTCGGCCTCATATATGACTAAGACGTCTACAGCAAGTAGGACACCAACAGGTTCGCCTTCTGAATGTCGCACAGCCTCACCTTCTTCTTGTGCGTCAGTTTCAGGAACAGGTTCGGTTTCAGAAACCGCCAGTTCTTCACACAGTCAGTCTACAACAGGCACGACCACCGTTGTGGTATCAAGAACAACTACGCCAACAATCTCGGCTTCACATTCACCTTCAACAACGTCATCATGGTCTGCCCAAGTATCATCAAGTCCAGGACCAAGCATAAGTTCTACAACCTCGGTATCATCAACATCATTCAATACGCAGACCCTACACCCCTCAGTCTCTTCAATAATGTCACCCACGGGTTCAACATCAACCGTATTTTCAAGTTCTTCTACTGAGTCGCAGAGTCCAGTGCCAAGCATTAGTTCTACAACATCAGTAACTCAATCAGCATTCAATACGCATACCCCACAATCCTCGGCCTCTTCTACAATATCAACCACTGGTTCAACAACAACCTCAGGTTCAAGTAGTCTATCGCACTCAACAACTTCTTCAAGCACAATCGCCGAGTCTCAGAGTCCAATACCAAGCATTAGTTCTACAGCCTCGGTATCATCAACATCATTCAATACGCAGACCCTACAAGCCTCGGCCTCTTCTACAATATCAACCACTGGTTCAACAACAACCTCGGGTTCAAGTTCTTCTGCTGAATCATCAAGTCCATCGCCAAGCATTAGTTATACAGCCTCTGTATCATCAACTCCGCTCCAATCAGTAAGTCTACAGCCGTCAGCCTCATCAACACTATCGGCTACCGATTCAACAACGACCTCGGCCTCAACAACTTCTTCAAGCACAATAGCTGAGTCGCAGAGTCCAGTACCAAGCATGAGTTCTACAACCTCAGTAACTCAATCACCATTTAATACACCGACCCTACAACCCTCGCCCTCTTCAACATTATCACCCACTGGTTCAACAACAACCTCGGGCTCAGTAACTTCTTCAAGCACAATAGCTGAGTCGCAGAGTCCAGTACCAAGCATGAGTTCTACAACCTCAGTAACTCAATCACCATTTAATACACCGACCCTACAACCCTCGCCCTCTTCAACA